AAACTGCTTATTAGTACGTTTCCTCGACCATTCTATTTTTAAGGATGCACCGCAATGAGGACAAACGGCACGCTTGCGATTTACAAGTTCTGTAGAAAAACGTTCTCCACACTCCATACATACGACACGGGACTTGGTAGCATATCCTATATGGTTCAGACAACCATTATTAGCCCACTCAGTCATCATACTTTTTATATCGGGTAGCTGGCTACTCAAACCAACTACCCTAAATTGTAATTTCGTTCTCGGTTTCATGGCTAGAACAAACTCATTTGTTGGACATTATCATCCGCTTTCTTTCGGACGTTTTTCTTCCTGAGTGTCTGGTATTGTTCTTCCGCCAGCCGTGCGATTGCTTTGTCACGTGCCGCTTTCTCATCTTCTTCGGTGAGTTCCACAGGTTTGGCGGAGGATGATACGGACGTTTTCTCTCCGGCAGGCAGCCGGTTTATTTTGATATCGTCCTCATCATAGTAGTGCACCGCCATCCCGTAGACCTCCTCGTCTGAAATCGCTACGGCGTTACCACGCTTCCTGGCTTCACCCATGATATAACTACAGCATTCATCAATGCTTTTCTTCTCATTCGCATATTTGGGGGCGAACAGTGAATCTTCTTCCGCCCGTTTGTCCAGATAGGCTTTGATTGCCTGTTTGAAACTTTCATTACTTGCCATGGTTACTTAATTTTGAAGTGGTTGATAATATTTATTTGTGATTGATTCTGATGTTATACTCGCATAAGAATTTTCCTATATCGTCGCTTGCTATATTGGGAGGTGGTGCATTATCTCCGTATATAGCCCGTATTGCATTCTCATTTCCCCCGTATGCCTTCCAATAGGTGTAGGCAGTATGGTTGTTGGGAACGTTAGGAAAAAGTTCTGTGAAGGCGCTGAAATCGTTTTTAGCCTTTTTTTTGAGCTCCTGAATGTTTTTTACTCCCTCAATCATGGCGCACGCTGCATCTTCTATCCGGGTGAAACCTTTTTGGGATTGTTTCATGGCGGTTTCATTGGACAGTTTGACGTGCTCGTCTCTTCTATCCCTGCAAAAGTCCGATAGGGCTACCATAATGGACTGGTTGTTTATCCTGTTTCCCCAGACGAACTGTCCACGGCTTCCGTTTTTAAGTTGTGTGAAGAATATGCAAAGCTCGGCCAGATTGAGAAAATAATAGCTGGCCAATATGCTTAGCGCCGTTTCGGCCAGTTGTTGAGGTGCGATATCAATGCTTGCGTATCGGAGGATTGATTGCAGGTGCTCTGTGATAATCCTGACTGATGTGGCGTTGTCGAAGACAACATTGATGTCCGCAAGGGTGGGAATACCCTCAATCCTGATTGCTTGTGCTAATGTCAGGTTACAATTCAGCTGGGCTTGCGTGCCGGACCAGTTGTCAACCAATTGGGAGGCTGTTGATCCATTTCTCAAGGTCTGCTGGAGCGGTGTCAGTGTCTCCGGCTTTTTCCTGGATTGAGATATCTGTCCTGGGGACATTATCACAGTGATCTGTTTTTGTAGGCTTGTTTCCATTTTGAAGTCTTTTTTCGATTATCCAAAGGTTAGCCCGGCTGTCCCATCGTTCAATTTTAGCCCCGTTGGTGTTTTTCCAGCTTAGCGCATCGAAGTGGTAGAAGAATATCTCTGCCTGCTGCTCCCAGTCCGGGAGCTTGTCACGGAAGTAATCTTTCACCTGTTCCAGGGTAGGGGCTATAAATTCGGTTTTTGGTTTTGAAGGCTTCTTTTTAGGTTTTTCCTGCTCGGGCTTAAATAACTCGCTAGAGTTATTATTATCTTTACTCTTAAGTCTTATATTAATGTTAGCCTTTTTACTTAAAGGTTTACTTAAGTCATTACTTAAGAGTTTACTTAAGGGTTTACTTAAATCATTTAAGTAATAAACGGGCGATTTCGCATTTTTCTTACCTGACTCAAACTGTAGTAAACCTTTTTGCTGTAATCTGTTCCTGACTTCAATTACGGTTGGTTCTGATATACCGGTTGCGAGGACGATTCGTCTGTTGGGACACTCAAACGGATTCTCCCAACCCCGACTATTGCACTCGTTCAAAAGGAAGAAGTACAAATAAACTTCGTTCGAGGAAAATGCTACACTCTGATGTGTCTTCCAAAATTGGTTTACGTAATCTATATAAGTCATTGTAGGTAAGAATTTACTTCGTTTATAAACTCCTGTAGTGAATGGCAGATAACATACTTGTTTTGGTATCTCTCTGCTTCTGTCTGCCACGTTCGTTGGTGCTCGCTCTGTGTACCCTTCGGTGTCTTCATCTCTATGCAGAGGGAGGCCCATCCCTTTTTGGGTATGAGCAAAATCAAGTCTGCCACACCTCTCACTGCTCCTTCATACTTCATCCGTGCTCCTGTCTTGGCATCACGTTTGCCACCGTTGGGCACTGCAAAAAGCATACGAGCCAGTTTGGGATATTGTAATCGGAACCATACCAAACAATCATGTTGTATTTGGCTTTCTGATAATGGTGTTGTCTGTTTTCTCATATTCTTCCGTTGAATAGGTTCATTGCCATATCTACCACATTCTCCTTAACCACATCATCCGTCCCTGTCACTCCGTTGGCTATTCCTTTTTTGGTCTGAATGACATCATACATATATTTGTCGATAGTATCCTTTCCAAGATAGTAGTAACAGTTTACGTTGTTCTTCTGTCCGTTCCGATGTGCTCGGTCTTCTGCCTGCTCACAATCGGAGAAAGTCCATGGGAACTCGATAAACGCCACACGGCTGGAAGCTGTCAATGTAAGACCTGTACCTCCTGATTTGTAGTTAAGGATGATCAGCTTGCAAGAAGGGTCGTTTTGGAAGCGGTCTACCGCTGTCTGTTTTTGAGTAGCATTGTCTTCGCCTGTAACGGTGACAGCTTCAGGGAATATCTTCTTTAATTCCTGTACTACTTCTTTCAGGTAAGCAAAGACTATCAGTTTCTCACCTCCGTCAATCACGTCATGGATGAATTCGGAAAAGACTTTGATTTTTCCCCTGGCTGATATGGCTTTCAATATTCCCATTTTCACCATTACTTCGCCTCTTAATGCCTTGGCCACCTTTTCATCGTCCGCATTCTTGTAAGTTCGGAGATACTGTATCAGGTCGGCTTCCGCTTTGTCGTATTCTTTGCGATTGGATATGTCCACCTCTATATATTGGCGTGACTTGTCCGGCAACTGAGTGAGTACCTTGGCCTTTTCGCGCCGGAAGAAGCAGGTCGATGATAACCTCCAGTTCAGTTCTTTCACATTGCTTGACTGTTTAGGTCCATCGCAGAACCTCTCTACGAAATACTTGTATCCTCCGAAATCCTCTAATCGTCCCATTATCTTGAGTTGTTGTATAAGGTCTGTATTGTTGTTCACTACTGGGGTTCCCGTCAGTTCCAAGATATATTCTTTGCCTTTACATATTCCTTCTACGAACTTGGATTGCTGGGTCTTGGTGGATTTGCACTTGTGTGATTCGTCAATGACTACGGATTTGAATAACGATATTCGCGGGTCAAACTCAATGGATTTCATGGTAAACCGTGCATCCTCCTTTACTTTAAGTACAAAAAACTTTTTCAGTGATTCATAATTTGTTATGAATATGTTGCAGCATTTAGTCTCAAAGAAACGGTGCCAACTGGCTTTATTGCGATCATCCAGAATCATGGCATTTTTTCCGGCAAATTTCTTAAATTCACGTTGCCAGTTTATTTTCAATGCGGCCGGACAAATGACAAGGCACGGATACGCTTTTGCTATCGTAACCGTGCCTATTGCCTGTAATGTCTTTCCCAGTCCCGGTTGGTCCCCGAATATGCACCGCTTGTGCTGTAGCGCATAAGCGATGCCTTCTTTCTGATATTCGTACGGTTCTAACAGCAATCCGTGTGGAACCGTAAGTTTTGGAAGGTCGGGAATAGTATAGTCATTATACTCTCTTGTTGTCACTTTGTGCTGTACCCGGCTGCATATCCTTGTCTGTACCGCCCAATCTGCCATCATCCTCACGTATTCCTTATCTTGTAGAGAAACCTTCCAAGCTTTTTCGTCAGCGATATAGGCTGCCCGGATATTCTGTTTTACACTTGGAATCCGTTTGACCAGCTCCACTAATCTTGGATGATATGGGAAGGCTAGTTTGAAGCAGTTGGGGGTAGTAGTTACGCAAAATGGGGACGGCGGTATCATGATGCAAGTTGTTTGACTTTACGTGGTTTACGTGATTTAATTTTCTTTCCGTTCATTATTATGTCAACCCCTGCATCATTCATAGCCTGCTGGAATTCCGCAACCTCTTGATTGAAGTCTGTACCGGCTTCTGGAATGGCGTCCGGTTGTACGTCTGCGTTCGCCGTGTCTTCCTCAAACGGAAGTTCCTGTTGTACAATTCGCCATTTTTTGTTGAACAGATACTCTTTGACTTCGAACTCACAGGATTGGATTTCCTGCTCCAACTCGAAGGCATTGATATACGATTCATTCTCATTATTGAACATGGTGAACGGAGCGCATAGGTTCAGAACTTTTCCTGTTTTGAGAAAACGTTTGGCTACCAGAGTAACCCCTTCATTATCTCCATCTCCGCCAATGGAATATCCTGTAACGTCAAGCACCTGTCCTATGATATCAGGCACTTCATCTACTGATTCTATACCGTCCACTTCTTTCTGTTCTGTAAGCAAAGCGGCGTGGGGATTCAGCTTGCTGAACGCATTGATAAGGTCTGATGTTACCAGGTTCTTGCCTTCTACGGTGGTTGTACCATTCTCATCCTTGTAGGTGGCCACCAAGGTACTGTCCTTGGTGATTTTAGCTTTTATGATCTTCATTATCTTCTATATTTATATTCGTTGACAAATTCGTTATAATAACGGTCTTCCGGAAGGGGAAGTGTTATTCCCAGTTCCGTGGCTGCATCTGCTTTGACCTTATTCAAAAAGTCCGTCATTTGCAGTGTGTTCAGTTTCGATGTGCTTCCGGCTATGACCGTTTCTTTTCCTTTGATAATGGTTGTCCTTCGTAGATATAGGTTGCAGTAATAATCGTGTACGTCCTGTTTGTCCGTTCCTGTTTCCTGTTCGATACAGGTAAACCAAAGCCACATCAGGGCGTTTTGACTTAATGTGCGCGGCTCTGTGTAACGTTCGATAATTAACCTGTAACGACCGTTACGGAGCTGCGAGCACATGAAATCAAAGGACTTGTTCAGTGTTACCACACCTTTTTCTTTTATAAGGATAGCTTCTTGTGCCATTATTCCAGTCCGAAAATCTTCTTGTCCGTGATAGATTCTCTATTAGCTTCCAAAAACTCTATGAAATGTTCTACGTGTGCCGTGAGCAGTTTCACTGTCTGTTCGTGATTGTAAGTATAATATTCCGGATATTGCGTACCACTGATAAGCGGTGTGCGGCTGGTACCGCCTTTCAGCGCATAAGCCGTAAACTCAAATGCCTTTATGTTTTCCATCTGACCGGAAGCAATTAGGCAATAAGGGTAGACATGGCGCTGCCACCCGTGGGCGTATTTGCCGAACTCGTATTTAGATGTGGATTTTATGTCATAAACAACATTCTTTCGGAGTTCGTCGATAAATCCGTATAACTCCACATTTCCGTACTGGGTAGGAAGAATGGCGGATACATAGACCTGACTTAATGAGCCTTTGAAATACTCTGCCTGTTCTATACACCATTGTCTGTCGAAAAGGAAATGCCGTGCAGGTGCGATATCCGTTGCGGGGAAAGCTACTTGTATAGTATTGGTTTCCTTATCGCCAATGATGGAGTAGGGGGAACGCTCTGTCGGCACGTGATTTTCGCAATGGACATAGCAGTCAATGATAGCATTGAAGGCTGTTCCCTTGTCGGCTGCTTCACTCTCAAACGGTACACGGTTGATAGCATCCAGAAGGTCTTGTTTCAGGCTCTCTTCGATTTCTTCCGGAGAGCGTTTATACTCTCCGGTTTCATTATCAATGTTCCAGAAGTTTTCCACTTTTTCATCAGCTCTCAGATACTTGTCGAATTTGTCAAGTAATGAGGGATAGATTCTATAACTAGGCTGCTTCATATATTTTTTTTACTTTGTCGAATTTCAACCCTAATTCCTTGCATCTTTTATTCAGTAGCATACCTGCTTGTAATTTGCTGTCGAAGATATGCTGCAGGCTCTCCAGTGATTGTTTCACTTCGTTGGCCGTGTCCGCATCCGCTACCATGGCTATCTGTTCCTTGATAACTTCCATAAGACCTTCATATTCGGAGGACAGTTCTGCCTGTTTTTCCTGATAGGTCTGATAAGTGTTTACAATCTTTGTCATAAAGTCGTTCGGTCCGGTGATTGTACCTTCTGCATTAATGATAACTGGTATCTTTATGCGTGCCGGAAGATTGCAGGTATTCTTACCGTAGAATTTCTCGCACGGATCAAAAGAGATGGTTCTGTCCTTACCTATGGCTTCCATATAGCCTACAAGATCAAGCTCTTTAATCAGGTCACCGGCAGAAGAACCTCCGATTTCCGGGCGTATCTGTTTGTCCTCTCCGTTCTTTTCCTCGCGTTCATGGGCTACGAATATTACTGATTTACCCATTAGTGTGACTTGGTTTACGAAGTTGATGAACATATTCTTTCGTACTCCATATCCTTGCAGGGACAGTGTGCCATCCGCTTTCTTCATTTTGGGATTGTTTTTCATTATATATTTATCCATGAAGGATAACATTTTTCCTGCCGTATCAATAACGATGGTCTTGTATTCGGCAATTTCTCCGCTCGTAAGAACTTCATCCACCTCTTCCCATTTGGAAATTTGTACGGTGTCTACACGGTGGGCTGCATTCACACGGTGAACGCCACCGTCAAAGTCCAGGAGTAGTGGCTGGGGAGAGCTTAACGCCAGTGTGGTCTTTCCCATACCAGGTTGTCCGTAGATTAATGCCGACAGGGCATTCTTAACTGTCAGTTCGTTAGGTTTTTTGATAAGTCCCATAATCAATAATTTTTAGTGGTTAATAAATGAGTTAAAAAAAATAGTTCCCGGATAGTCGGCCAGGACACACCGGGATAAATAAGGATATAGAATATAACATATAAAGAGGGCTCTCACCTCACGCTGTCCTTTCCAGCGGCTTTGGGTTAAATTATTATCTAACAAATTGCTCTCTGCTTCACTGCCTTGAAGTCTCTAACATGGCTACGTTTAAAGGGTGTACGGCTCCCTCTCTTTGGGTGTGGGTAATACAGGATTCGAACCTGTATCTGTATTCCTACTGAAAACAATCACAAACCGTCTGAACGTAAAGAAAAAAGTGAATACCGCTTTTCCATTAAGCTAATTACCCGTGTGGCTTATGCCACTTTCTTTTTTAATTTTCTAGGCTTCCTTGGCATTTTGACCTGTGCATAACGCAGGACATCACTGGCATTGCAGAACCATTTCCCGTTTTGTGCGCATGTAGGCTTGTCGGAACGTATTTTGTTTTCTTCGATCAGTCTGATAAGCCTTCCTATGCCTCCAACTATTTTGGCCGCTTCTCTTTTACCGAATGTATGAGTGTCCATGATGGCTAGGATGTCTGCTAGCCGTGCTTCTGCCGTTCCATCAAATAAGATGGATGTCCGTAGTTGGTTGTTAACTGTATAGTTCATAATCTGAATCTGTTTTTGTTCGTCTTGTTCTTGATACTTGGGTGGTTCTTGTCTTTGCTCTGCTGCATTGTCTCATGTCGGGATGAAAATCCAATGCGGCAATGACAAGGAACAGGATGGAGAAGAATAGCTCAAGCCCGTGTTTACGTATCTCTTTTATATCGAAGTTGATCTTCATGCGCTCACAGAACATGTATAATACAAGCTCGGTATCTTTGGAAATACCCAGCTTTTTGTATATATCCCGCTTCTGTGCTTTGATGGTCCATTCCGAGCGTTGCAGACTGTCGGCTACTTCCTTGTCGGCCAAACCCTTGCAATATTGTTCGGCGACAAGATGCTCGCGCTCTGATAGCGTAATCATGACACACGCTGGATTTTGAACTCTCCGCGCTTGCGGTCAACCTCTCCTGTTCGTTTCCAATCGGCATTTTCTACACACATCTCCAATCTTAGTCTGGAAATGGTTGTGTTGACGGAAGATATCGCACGCACAGGGAACACAACGATATCACCTACCTTCATCGCTCTCAATGTGGCCGCCCAATTTTCTGTTACTTTTACCATATTACTTCAATTTAGCGAGTTTAACAATGTTGTCTAGAGCATTAATGCTGCTTTCGTGTCGTGCCTGTAGGCGGGTGAACGAATCGAACCACATGTCGCTCTGTTCCTTGACTTCTTTAAGGTCTTGTTCCAGTTCTTGTACACGTCTTACAAGGTCTTCGTGTGTCATGCTTTGTAATTCTTCTACTGTTGTCATAGCTTTATTTTTTTTGATTTTCAATATTGTCAAGTTCGTTGCTTATCACTAGTAGTGTGGCGGTGAATGATGCTGCCGCCACCCAAAACCATGCGTCCATGTTCTGCATGGTAAGAAGGAGCACTAGAAAGGATGCTCCACAGATGGAAATCATTGTTTTCATTTATAAGTATATAGATCTTGCAAAATCATTCTTTGCTATTTTATCATACCAATAATCCTCTTCATTTTCATCATAGGATTGGGGCTCTATTGTCACGTTCCTTTTAATCTTGTCTTTGTGACTTATTACATCATCCAGTGCTCTAATTGCTTTCCTCAACATTTCCGCATTGGATATCCTTCTACGCTTCATGAGTTTCATTAGATAGTACATCTCTCTTTCACCTTTGATCTCAACTAATAATGCCCTGTTGTTAGGATTTGCCGTAAAAGGATATGCTGGTTGTTTTATCAGTCTATAAAGGCTGAACACTTTTCCTATCATGGAGTCGTCCAAAGCTCTTTCTTTTTTCGAAACACAAGACGCTCTCAGCGCAATCCTTATCAAATCACATACATTCATACCGTTTTGGATCGCGTAACTATTTATCATTTGGTATATTTCTTCCGGGATAACAGTTTGTAACCTAACGGATCTGCCATATTTTGCTTTGGGATTTTTCATATATGCTATCCTTTTGCACATTCTGTCCAACAGTCTGTCAGGAGCATTATAGAAAGCTGTGACTGCATGGTAATATATTTCGTTTCTGAACCGATAACCACTCTTGCTCATGTTGAGGGCAACGGCGTTTTTCAAGTCTACAGGTATTGCCCCGATAGAATAATATACATACTTATTAGGGGTATTGTATTCTTTACCATATTTCCAGACTTTCATTGCAATACTTTCACAAGGTTTTCCGCATATATGAGCGATGTAATTAGATAATAGGTAGCACATTATTTCAACTCTGTAGGCTTTGTTGCGGTATAAAGAGAATTTTAACATGATTTTTTCTCTTTCTTCTTTTGTCATGTAAAGAGTCAGACATGAAATTTGATTTTCCTTTCCGCCCTTCCAGCCTTTCGGCATTATCGAAAGGTTGATTTCTTTGTTTAATCTAATTAGGTTTCTCATAAGTAGATATTATTAGTTTGTGCCCCGATAACCTCTCTCTGGTCTTCCCACCGGAGTTGTCAGCTACTGTTCTTCACTGCATAACCGTTCGGGGCATGATTGCCCTTACTTCGCCCGGCTGCTTGCATCGACCTTGTTACAGGCTGCTTGCTTCGACCGTTAGTTCTCGCGTCCTCTATGCTGGGATTGAGGGTAAGCGCCAGTATCGCTTTCTGGAACGGATTGCTAAGGGCAATCACTCCATGTAGTTCCTGCCATACCTTTTACGGATTGTTTCCGGTATCGAGACCGGACAGGATAATCCTGATTAATGTCCTTATTAATCTCCGCAGTACTGGGAGCCTAAATATCCACGGCTGTTGGAGTTGTAGCAGTCTGACCATTCGGCTTTGAAAGTGACTTTTTCTGCTTTGACCGGAGTGAACACTTTGTTGTTTCTTTCTTCCTGTTGTCTTGCCAGCTCTTCCTGCATTGTAACATTCAGTTTTGCCAGTTTCCATGTTGATTTCAGAACTTCACCGAAGGTCTTGCCTTGTTTCTTGCCTACATACTTGTAAGTTCTGTGGGCATCTCTCATAATCTGTCGTAAATCGAATCTTTTCATTGTCTTACCTCTTTTTAGTTAGTCAATATTTTTGCACTTCCGAACTATTTTTCGTTCCTTTGTGCTGTTGTTTATTGTTTGATGTTGCAAAGATAGATTTAATATCTAATTTATCAAACAATAAATCTAATTAT